AGCGGCGATTCCAGCACGGCGGGTTCCAGCGGCAATTCCAGCACGGCGGGTTCCAGCGGCAATTCCAGCACGGCGGGTTCCAGCGGCGATTCCAGCACGGCGGGTTCCAGCGGCGATTACAGCACGGCGGGTTCCAGCGGCGATTACAGCACGGCGGCAGCCACTGGGGCTTATTGCAGTGCAAAAGCACACGGCAAAGATAGCATTGCCGTTGTAAACGGTGTTTGCGGCAAGGCGTGCGGCGCACTGGGCTGCTATCTGGTGCTGACCGAGTACGATGATGACGGCAATATGCTGTGGGCAAAGATGGCAAAAGTAGACGGCGCTCACATCAAGGAAAACGTCTGGTACACGCTCAAAAATGGTGAGTTCGCGGAGGCAGAGCCGTGAAAAAGCGCTGCAAAACCAAATTGAAAGAAAGGAGCACGCCATGCAAAAGCCGAGCCTTACGATAGGCGAATGCGTCCAGATCCTTCGGGACAACAACATCTCAAAGACCGAAAAGGTTTTGGGAGCACAGATCCAGGCGGGGCTGTTTACCAGCTGGGCGATTCCGTCCGTAGGAACAAAAGAGCCTTGCCCTGACATCTCCCGCGCCGGTTTTATGGCGTGGGTGAAGGACTTTTACAAGCTCGAAAAGGTTTATACAAAGGAGGAACCGAGAGAATGAGAAAGAAACCGATGAATTTTCGACTCATCTTAGCGCTGGACGGGCTGGCTTTGCTGGCCATTATCGGAGCGGCGCAGGTGTGGCGCTGGGCCTGCTCCTGGCTGGCCGTTGCGCTGACCTACTGGGGCGGCTGGGACATCGCCGAGGCTGCGCATGCCGCACCTTGGATTATTGTTGCATCCACTGCCGGGCTGGCAATGTCGTTTTATGGGATGTATGAGGACAACAAACGGTATAAGCGCAGCGGCTACGGCAAAATCGTCCGCAACCATGCCCGGAACCCGGAGTATCCGCAGGATGAGGAGAAGGGCGCATGAAGCTGGAAGAGTTGATTCGGCAGCAGGCCGAAGAGTACCTGAAAACAGCCACACGGCTTGCAACGGAGTCCGCGCTCACGGGGGACATCTGGCTACGGGTCATCTGCCGGGAAAAATCAGAGGTCTATAGCGCAGCAGCAGATGGGCTGCTCACAGCCCTCCACGATGCGGAGGACGTTGCACATGGCTGATTACATCCACTATATCACATGGTACACCGTGTACAGCGCCAAGACCGGTGAGGTAGTGGCAGCGGGAACGTCCGCCATGTGCGCTGCGAAGCTTGGATATAAGACTGCCAACAGCTTTGTGTCTTCCGTTGGACACCGACGCCATGAAAAAAGGCGTCCGTACAAGTACATTTTTGAGCAGGAGCGCATTGATTGTGCGGAGGTTGACTATCTCCCTCCGCTTCGCCGTTACTGCAAAAAGAAAGGCCGGCATACGAAAAGGGAACAGGAATATGAACGGTAGATATATGCGAGCCGCAGAGATTCGCTGGCATAATCGTCAGCCGGAGCGGCTGCGGCACATCCACCAGAAGAAGGAGAAGAAAAAGGTGAGCACGGTACAGATTTTTGACGCGGATTTGCGTTTTGTCAACGAAATCCCCATGCCGAACACGCTGGCTGGCATCCAGTACGCCGACCAGCTGGCGGCAGAAAAGCCGGGCCGTCTGTACGTCGTTATGGACGAGCGCCGGCAGAAGGTTTACCAGAGGTGACATACATGACCCTAGAACAAAAGGAACGCCGCAAAGCGGTTCTGCGGTATGCAGTCAGCGTCCCCGAATGGAATCTTGCGCTCAAGCATCGGGCGGCAGCAGAGCTTACGAAATGCGCAAGCCTCTTGATGAGTGTAAGCCAGATGATGCTTGCGACCGACGCGGAAGACCGTTTTTATCCGGGCAGATTAGATTATGGGATGTCTCCGACGGGATATGCAAAAGCCATTTCGGATGCAGAGTACAGCCTCGGCGCAGCCGCTTCGGCGCTGGAAACCGTAGTTGCTTTGGCAGATGAATCAAACGCCTTCCCGCTTATCAGCTCCACCCAGACCGGCGGGTTAGATGACGCGATGGGCAACATTGAGGCGGCATACAATTCTGGTCTTGGGTGGCTGGCAGATCTGTGCCGGGTACACGGGATGGATGAGGCGACATACGATCATGGATAAAATGACCATTTACGAGCAGTGCCGGGAAGTCCCAAAAGACGCCCAGAAGCCTATCGCAGCGGGCCGCCTGAAGGGCAAGACCGACATTAACCCCATGTGGCGCATCAAGAAGCTGACTGAGCTTTTTGGCCCGGCTGGTATGGGCTGGAAGTTTGACCCGCCGGTGTTCGAAGAAAAGACCGGAGCAAAGGGCGAAATTGTCGTGCAGTGCTTTACGAATCTGTACATCCGCCAGGATGAGGGGCAGGCATGGAGCGCACCCATCCCCGGAATCGGTGGCTCCATGCTGATTGCAATGGAATCCGGCGGGCTTCGAACGGATGATGACGCTTACAAAAAAGCGTATACGGATGCCCAGAGCGTGGCCTGCAAGGCACTTGGAATCGGCGCGAACGTTTACTGGAAGGATGACTCCACCAAGTACACCCCGCTTCCGGACATTCCCGCCCCGGTGTGCGCCTGCTGCGGAAAGAAAATCATCGGCATCAAAACCAAGGACGGGAAAAAGATGACTGCTGAGCAGGCGGCTGAACGAAGCAAGGCAAAATATGGGCGTATACTCTGCGTAGAATGCGCAAAGAAACAGCCGAAAGAAGATGGAGGAATGTCTCATGCTTAACATCGTAGCATTGACGGGCCGTCTGGTCTACGACCCGGAGCTCAAGACCACCCAGAACGGCACCAACGTGTGCAGTTTCCGCATCGCGGTTGACCGCAGCTTTTCCCGGCAGGGCGAAGAGCGCAAGGCCGATTTTATCGACGTCACCGCGTGGCGGCAGACCGCCGAGTTTGTCTCAAAGTATTTCCAGAAGGGCAGCATGATCGCCATCGAAGGCAGCCTGCAGACCCGTCAGTACCAGGACAAGAACGGTAACAACCGCACGGCTACCGAGGTTCTTGCGTCGCAGGTGAGCTTTTGCGGCGGAAAGACCGCAGAGAAGCCCGCTGTGCGCGATTTCGACCAGCAGACGGAAAAACATGTGCGCGAAGCAAACACCGCTCACAGCGCCCCGCAGAAGCCTCAGAGCGTGCCGGAGTATTCGCAGGGCAGCGCAGACGACTTTTCGGTCATCGACGATTCGGAGGATTTGCCGTTCTAAACTGAGAGCTGTGCTATCTGGCTATACGGGCGCGCAAAGGAGGTGATTGAGTGGCACAGGACGATAAAAAGTCATTTGTGGCGTATCTGAGCTGGTTCGACGCGCTGGAAGAATACTCCGACGCAGAGGTTGGGCAGTTGATGCGAGCTCTTGCACGGTATGCCAAAACCGGAGAACAGCCCGAATTTTCAGACCGTGGGATGCGCGGCAACTGGAAATTTATGTGCAGCGACGTAAAACGGGCGTCTGAAAAATGGGATGAAACCCGCAAGAAACGCAGCAACGCCGGAAAACGCGGCATGGCAAAGCGCTGGGGAAAGCCTGACGACATAACAAAAATAACAAACGATAACAATGTTAATGACGACATAACAAAAATAACTGTAGATGTAGATGTAAATGGAGATGTAGATGTAGATGGAGATGTAGATGTTGTAAAGCGCGATAACACCGCCGCCGTTGATATGGAGTTATCAAAAATCGTCCAGCATTACCAGCGTGCTATCGGCGACTTCCCGCGTTCGGCGCTGGAAAAACTGCAAAAATGGCGGCAGGAGTACAGCACGGAGATGATTTTGCTGGCGATCGACAAGGCCGCAGAGGCTGGGAAGCGCTCGTGGAACTACATCAACGGCATTCTGTCTGGCTGGCAGCGGGACGGGATACGCACCCCGGGGGATGTGACAGCGAATGAGCAGCGCCGACAAGAGCAGCCTCGCGGGAAGCAGGCCACAGAAAGCACCGCAGAAGCATACGCAAATATTTTCAAGGGGGTGAAACCGTGACAGTGGAGATGATGACAAAGCTTCTTGCGGACGCTGAGGCCTATTTTGGACGGCCTCAGACCGCAGAGAACCGCGCAAGCATCGCGGAGATCTGGGCGAACTCATCGCTCAAGGATGTGCCGGATGAGATGGCCTACAAGACATTCCACGAGGTGATTTCGGAGTGCAGCTGGCAGAGCCAGCTTCTCCCGGCGTGGAAAAAGGCCGTCGAAAAGGCCCGGGGTGAGCAGATGCTGGCAAAGCACTGCCTTGCTGCCCGCACCCGGATGCTCAAGTCCAGAGCTGAAAGAAAGCTTCTTGGGCAGGCAAACCAGAACGGAGGACGAAATGCCTAGATACAAAGTCATCGTAGAGTGTAGCGGCCTGCACGGGAACGCGGCGCTTACATACCGCATCAACGCCGCGAGTCAGTTTGCGGCAGAGTTCCGGGCCTGCCAACTGGCGGGCGACCATTACCCCGAGTATCGGGACATCAAACCAGTGAGGACGGAGGTGCTGAAAAATGGATGAAGTGAGGTTGATTAACGCAACCCCTCTTGAAAAAGAAATGCGAGAATACTCCCAGTATATTGGACGTGAAACCACAAACGAGTGCGAAAGCACCGCTGAATGTTGCGCAGATATGGTGAGCGAGGCGCCCACCATTGACCCGGAGAGCTTGCGACCGACGGCAAAGTGGATTATTGTGCGGCGCATGGCAGATGGTGCGGAGTTCAAGTGCGGGAACTGCGGACGCAAAGAGGTTTTTACAACATTCGATCGGCACACGGAACATGCCTATTGCTGCCGCTGCGGGTGCAAAATGGAAGCAGCGGATGAAAGCGAGGTACGCGAAAAATGACGATGACACCGTGTAAAGACTGCCCCACTCGTCACCCGGTATGCCACGACACATGCCCAAAGTACGCCGAGTTTAAGCTCCAGCATATCGCAGAGCTTGCTTACACCAAGCAGATGACTGACCGGGGCGTTGTATACCACTACGACCACGAGGACCGCCACCGGGAGCGGGGCCGCAAGAAGTACATGGGAGCGAACGGAGGAGCGGACAGATGAAAGCTGTGCTTTTGAGCATCCGGCCTGAATGGTGCAGTCTCATCGTTCAGGGGCAAAAGACCATTGAGATGCGCAAGACACGCCCGAAGATGGAAACGCCGTTTAAGTGTTACGTCTACTGCACGAAAGACCGGTCAAAGGTGGGCTGGATGCGAATTGTCCCCGAAAAAGGCTGGCTGCGGTTAGACGGTTCGGTTATTGGCGAGTTTACATGCGATAAAATCGAACGAGCTTTAATTCCGTATCCAGCGCATCGGGACGAGTTTAATGAACGATTTGCCAAAGATTCGTGCGTATCCTACGATGAGCTGCATCGCTACGCATCACAAAATGCACTCTACGTTGACCTGTTTTTCTGGCATATTTCAAACTTCAAACTCTACGAAGAGCCAGTAAGGCTTAAAGATTTCTGGGCGATACAGTCCTGTACGCATCACGGAGACTGTTGCACCTGCCGCAGATGGGACGCAGAAAAGCTGATTTGCAGGGGAGAAGCATTCGGAATCGAACGCCCGCCGCAAAGCTGGTGCTATGTGGAGGATCTTCACACATGAACACCGGCAAGCAGTTTGAAGCGGACTTCAAGGCATCCGTCCCATCCGATGCGTGGTGCTACCGCCTGAAAGACAGCGCTGCCACCTACTACGGCGGCAACGAAAATTTGTCCTTTTCCATCGACAACATCTGCGACTTCCTTGTGTACAGATACCCGATGAACCACCTGTTCGAGCTGAAAACCATCGAAACGCCCTCTATCCCTCTGGAAAAAGTGTTCGGAAAGTACGACAAGGCGAAATGCAAGTACCGCAAGGAAAAGCACATCACAGACATGGTGGATGCAATGGTGTACAGCGGTCAGACCGCCCATGTGATAGTCAATTACAGGGCGGTTAACCGCACCTTTGCCATCCCTGCAAGCAAGGTTCTGGCATTCCGTTACAACGAGAGCCGGAAGAGTATCCCTTGGCAGTGGGCAGAGCAAGAGGGGATAGAAGTCAAAGCAAAAAGGCTGCGCGTCCATTGGCGGTATGACGTTGATGGGCTGCTAAAGAGATTGGAGAAAGAAAATGGGAGAGACGCTTAAGTGCGATATATGCGGAGAGACGTATTCTTACGAAAATGAAGAGGTGAGAGTGTGAAACTGGTTGATGTTGATCCAATCATTGCGGCGTGGAAAACTGTTGGTGTTAATAAAAAGAATGAAGCAAAGTCGTTTTTGGATAGCAAAAACTTCATCGCATACATACAAGGACAAATCAGAAACGGCATTGGAGATGTGTTTTTAGATTTAGCCAACGTATTGGAAAAATCTGAGCCCGCCAATATATGGTTTGATGCCAAGAAAGTTTTACCCGAAAAAGACAAAGAAGTTCTCGTAAAAAGAGAAAAGTTCGGCATTGAAATTGCATTTTTATCTTATGACGGATTATGGCAAGAGCACAACGAGTACATTGTACTTGGAGATGTAACTCATTGGGCGTATCTTCCTGAACCACCAAAGGAGGTCTGATAGATGGCAACCGCAGAAATGAACAAGTTGGACGCCGCCCTCACGGAGATGGGCATTGAGGATTTTACAGGAGGCGTGCCAATGACCCGCACATGGACACCTGACACCGACATGCCAAAGCCTGACAGCGGCGTGGACTACCGCACCGTCAAGGCGTGGTTTCAGCAGTGCCGAGACCTTGCGGCAGCTATCGAAATCCAGAAGCAAAAAATACAGCGCATCCGGGACGTGGCCGAAAAATGCACCCAGAGCCTGAGCGGGATGCCTGCGGGTGGTGGCAATGGAGACAAGGTGGGCTTCGCTGTAGAGCAGCTGGACACCGAGCGCCGACAGCTTCAGAGGATGGAGACGGACCTGTGCAATCTGCGTGTCGAGGCCACCCGGCGGGCATACTGCCTGATAGCCGAGCCGGAATGCGCCGAAGCGATTTGCGAGCACTATGTCATAGGCAAGTCTCACAAAGAAATTGCAAAAGAAGTCGGCGTATGTGGGGCAGATGTGGTCTACCGGCGAATCAAACGCGGATGCATGGCCCTGGCCGAGATATGGGACGAATTTTCTGACGTGCAAAGTGTACAATATGCACAAGAAAACACAGCGTGATTTTGGCAGGGGTCAGCTCTTTTCAGGTCTGCAAGCTTGGATGTAAAATTCTAATAAGCGGTTCAGCGCTAAGCGGTAGCCGCTTGCCACGCAGCCTCCAGAACGGTCCCTTCCTTGTGACAGGTTTTCATGCTTTCCTGTTCTCCTTCACCGTTTTGCGGGCTGCTTCTATGCGATACACTAACACAAAGGCAGCCTGTCGATCATGAGAGACAGGAGGCGGTTCGACTCCGCCGTATCGCACCGTATGGCGCATGGACTCATCCCCCACAAAGCTGCACGCTTAACCTCCCGTGCCACGAGAGAAAGCTTTGAATCCCCGAGGGTGTGGGTAGACTTCCCGACGGGATGTGCGTCAAACAACAGCCCTGGCGGAGAACCAGGGCTGTTTTATATGGCCGCCTGAGCGCAGTACGGAGCGCGTGTCAGCTGAGATATTGCTGGCTGGTTCGAGTCCAAGGGCGGTGTTTTATACTCCGGTAGCTCAAGTGGTAGAGCGGCGGTCTCCAAAACCGCATGTTGCAGGTTCGAGTCCTGCCGGGAGTGCTTGCATGATCTGACGAGAGCGGGGAGTGCAATAGCGGGGCATCCAGCCGCGAAAGTTCTGGACGCAGAGGCTTTGCACCCGACAAGCAAAGCCTCTTATTTTGACATTCTGACCGTTCGGATTTCCGGGCGGTTTTTCTTTTGCATGGGTTTAGAGAGGTGGTGGCTGTGGGGGCAAAACTGACAGACCGACAGAAAAAGAAAATCATTGCGGACTATGTGCAGCTCCACAATTACCGCAAAACTGCCAAGCTGAACAACGTCGCCGAAAGCACTGTGCGCAAGGTTGTGAGCGAAAATCCGGTATGTGCAGATTTGTGCGCCTTAAAAAAAGAGCAGAACACGCAGGACATGCTTTCATACTTAGGCAGCAAGCGCGAGGAAGCGCAGGATCTTCTCGGGCTGTACCTGAAAGCGATGGCAGACCCTGACAAAATCGCAGAAGCGACGTTGCCGCAGCTGTCCACAGCGTTCGGCACCATCGTGGACAAGTTTGCTATGCTGGGAAACCAGAGCGGCATAGAAGCCCCGGACGATGGCCTGCTTGAGGCTCTGAGCGCTGCCGCAGACATCAGCCCGCCGGACGACGTGGAGATGCTGCCTGAGGAAGAGGACGACCATGCGGAAAAGTAACGGTTTTCGCTGGAAAGCCCTCAGCCAGCGGCAAAAGCAGGTCTTGAGCTGGTGGACACCGCAGAGCGCATACAGCGGTTACAACGGCATCATTGCCGATGGCGCTATCCGCTCGGGCAAGACCTTCGCCATGAGCTTTTCGTTTGTCCAGTGGGCTATGACCTGCTACAGAGGCAAGCAGTTTGCCATGTGTGGCAAGACCATCGCCAGCTTCCGTCGCAACGTGCTGGGGACGCTCAAGCAGCAACTTGCGGCCCGTGGTTACAACGTCAAGGAGCATCGGGCAGAAAACTGCATGACCGTCAGCAAGGGCGGCAAAGTTAACGAGTTTTACTTTTTCGGCGGCAAAGACGAGAGCAGCCAGGACCTGATTCAGGGCATCACCCTTGCCGGGGCGTTCTTCGACGAGGTGGCCCTGATGCCGCAAAGCTTCGTCAATCAGGCCACAGCCCGCTGCTCTGTCACCGGGTCAAAATTCTGGTTCAACTGCAACCCGGGAAGCCCGCAGCACTGGTTTTATATCGAGTGGGTGCGCAAGTGCCGTTCCCGCAAGATGATGTATCTCCACTTCACGATGGACGACAACCTGTCGCTTTCCGAGGACATCAAGGCCAGATACCGCAGCCAGTACAGCGGCGTTTTCTATCAGCGCTACATTCTGGGCCTGTGGACCGTGGCGGAGGGCCTTGTATATGACATGTTCGACCGAAAGAAGCATGTTATTGACAAGCTGCCGCAGCTTTCGCCAAAGAGCGCCTATGTGGCGTGTGACTTTGGCACCCAGAACGCAACGGTTTTTCTGCTGATCCAGAAGCAGACAGATGCAGACTGCTGGATCGTCACCCGGGAGTACTACTACAGCGGCCGCGAACAGAAGCGGCAAAAGACCGTGGGCGAGTACGTTGCAGACCTCAAGGCATGGCTGAACGGGCTGAGGCCGGAAAGGGTCATTGTTGACCCCTCTGCCCTGCCTCTGATTACAGAGCTGCGCAAGAACGGATTCACCCAGACCCCCGCAAACAACGACGTTCTGAGCGGAATTCTGGATGTGCAGACCATGCTGCAGACCGGCCGGCTGAAGATCTATAAAGACTGCAAGCACACGCTGGAGGAGTTCGGCGTGTACGCTTGGGATCCGGATAAAGACGACACCGTGCTGAAGGTCAACGACCACTGCATGGACGCTATCCGCTATTTCGTGCGCACAAAGCGCCTTGTGAAACTGAGGGATTGATTTTGAGCACTGTATACACATTCCAGACTTTTCAGCAGGCGCAAGCCGCCGGGGAACAGCCTGATTTCATCCGGCGGTTCATGCAGCAGCACTGTAGTTCCGGACCGTACAAGATGGCGCTGGACGCCGACCTGTACGATGCCCAGAAAAACCCGGGAGCTGAGCGCTTTGCGCAGGCTTACGCTTTGATGCTGAAACGCCTATCCAAAAACACCAGGCAGGACACCCCGCGCCCCGATATGGTCAAGAGCAATCTTTTCCGGCGGCTCAACAAGCAGCGGGCGACCTACTCCCTCGGCAACGGCGTGGTCTTTGCAGACGATGGCGTGGACAAGGACAGGCTGGGGCAGAGCTTTGACGAGCAGATCCAGAAGGCTGGATATTTTGCCCTGATCCACGGCGAGAGCTTTGGCTTCTGGAACAGCGACCATCTGGTGGTTTTCAAGCTGACCGAGTTTGCTCCCCTGTACGATGAAAAGACTGGTCTTTTGCAGGCAGGCGTGCGCTTCTGGCGGCTGAACCCTGACACGGATATGCATTATATCCTGTACGAGCTGGACGGCTTTACCGAGTACACGGAAAGCAAAATCGGCAATGTGATGCATGAGACAACGCCGAAGCAAGCATATAAGAGCGTGACCGTCACCACACCCGGCGGCGGGCTGGAAAGTGTGGAGGGCGAAAACTACAGCGCCTTGCCCATTGTGCCGCTGTGGGGTTCCGACCTGCACCAGAGCACCCTTGTGGGGCTGAAAGCCTACATCGACAACACTGATCTGGTGATGTCCGGCTTCTGCAATGACCTGCAGGACTGCGCGCAGATTTACTGGCTGTGCGAGAACTTCAACGGCATGACCGATGATGAACTCGTGGAGCACCTCACTAAGCTGAATCTGTACCACATTGCAGGCGCAGACACCAGCGAGGGCGGCAAGATAACCCCCTACACCACCGAGATTCCCGTGACGGCCCGGCAGGCTCTGTTGGAGCTGCTCCACACCAGGGTGTATGAGGACTTCGGCGGGCTGGATGTGCACTGTGTGAGTGCGGACAGCACCAACGACCATCTGGATGCGGCCTATGAACCGCTGAACCAGAACGCGGACGACTTCGAGGCTCAGGTCAAGCCGTTCATCCGGCAGATCTGCGCACTGGCTGGCTTTGAAAACGCCATGCCGACATTCAACCGCAGCAAGATCACCAACACCGCCGAACAGGTCAGCATGGTGATTTCCGAGGCACCCATCATCGGGCAGGACATGGCCATTGACCTGCTGCCAAACCTGACCCCGGAACAAAAGGATCAGGCCAAGGCAGCGCTGATGGCTGAGAGCGCAACACGGGAGACCGTGGACGACGAGGAGGACGAAGACGATGGCTGAAAACATCATCGGCAAGTTTGTTATTGAGCTGGACAAAAACGACAGGAAACTTTTGGAGCGGTTTGCAAATGCAGTCGAATTGATGCAGCCGACCACGATTGATTGGGACAAGCCAAAAGTCCGCGCAGTAGGCGTTGACGAACTCGGAAACATCAAATGGGGACCCGCCGGGGAAAACAATGAACGACCGTGACCGCATCTCTACCCGCCAGCTGAACCGCCTGCGCCGCCGTATCCTCCGGGTGTACGGCACTGCCCGCCGGGAGATGCAGGAGCAGCTGACCGAGTTTCTGGCAAAGTATAAAGCGCTGGACGAGCGCAAGCGGGCGCAGCTGGATGCAGGCGAGATCACCGAGGATGATTACCGCATCTGGCTGCAAAATCAGGTCTTTCAGTCCGATTTGATGCACGCCAAGCTGGACGGCATCACGCAGACATGCACCACAGCCCAAGAGACGGCCTACAAGCTGGCCCGGGACGAGCAATACAATATCTTTTCCTTTGGTGCAAACTGGACTTTCTACGAGCTGGAACAGGCCGCAGGCGTGACGTTCGGGTTGACCCTGTACAACACCGAAACGGTCAAGCTACTGCTGAAAGAGAACCCCCGCATGGTGCCCAACAAGCGCATCAAGAGCGAGAGCAACCGCACCTATGACGCCCGGGTGTTCAACCGCTACGTCATGCAGGGCATCATTCAGGGCAAGAGCGTCCACGACATCGCCGTGCAGGCCGTCAACGGCATGGCAGACACGGAGATACACTGGGCCATGAACAACGCCATCACAGCCCTCACCAGCGCCCAGAATGCCGGGGCATTGCAGCAGATGCGAAACGCCCAGGCTTTGGGCATCGAGGCCAAAAAGCGGTGGAACTCCACCCACGACTACCGCACCCGTGAGATGCACCGCCTGCTTGACCAGCAGACGGCAGAGCTTGACGAGCCGTTCAAGGTCATGGGTTACGAGATTCAGCGCCCCGGCGACCCCAACGCAGCGCCGGAGATGGTTTACCACTGCCGCTGTGTGCTGTCCTCTGCACTGGGCAAGTATCCCCGGCAGAACGCCATGCAGCGGGACAATGTGACCAAAGAGACCACCCCCGTCATGGATTACACCGAGTGGTATAAATCCAAGGGCGGAACAGAAGCCGAACAGATGTGGTGGGTGGAAGAGAGAAAACGGAGAAAGGAGAGCGCAAAGCATGAAAAATAAGAAGTTTGGGATTGTCGTAATCAACGATGACTTTTTCTTGAACTTTTGCCGTGATTTTAAGCCACCGTGTGGTTACATTAAGCCAAAACACGCGCGGCCTTCCTACGGAAATGGCGCAAAGCCGCATGGAGCACACAAACGCCTTATTAGGACAATGGAAGGATTCAGAAAAAGAAAGAAGGGATGAGCCGTGATTCTGCCGATGGAAAACACCGAAAAGATGATTTTTTCGGGCGTGGGCAAGTATGGCATCCCTGCGATTAAGCCTGAAACGGACATCCGAATTGACAAGCTGGAATGGATCCCTGTCAACTATGCACTGACTGCCAAAGACAAGGCCACAAAAGGCGTGCATTTTTACAAGGACGATTACCAGTTTGAACGGTTCTGGAACAACCCAGACAAGTATATCCCGCTTTTGCAACAGTTTGGCGCGGTATGTTCGCCGGATTTTTCACTTTACAGCGATATGCCGTTGGCGGTGCAGCTTTTCATGCACTACAAAAAGCACTGGCTTGCTGCCTACTGGCAAGCCCACGGCATCCACGTCATTCCAACGCTCTGCTGGTGCGGCGAGCAAAGTTATGACTGGTGCTTTGATGGTGAGCCCAGAAACGCCATTGTGAGCATTTCGAGCCACGGCACACAATCTGACCCATACGAAGCAGAGTGCTTTGCCAAACACTGCCGCAAGGCGCTGGAAGTGCTGCAACCAAGCGGTATTTTGTGGTACGGCAAGTGTCCGGCAGAATTTGACTGGAACGTGACCAAAATCAAGCCGTTTCAATACGAAAGGAAACATTACCGTGAGTAAAAGAGGTTCGGGCAGCTCTGCGAGAGCGGGCAACGGAGGGATAGCTGCTTTTAACGCAGCGTCGCTGCCGATTAAGGGCAGCGAAAAACAGGTCGCTTGGGCGCAAGATATTATTCAGAGCGCTTTTGATACGATTGATGCAAATATCAAGCGCACGGAAGAGCAGAACAAAAAAGAGATTGCAGATTTCAAGCAAAGGCATCCAGACAGAAAAATGACAGCTGAGCTCAAAAGCAAAATTACTGCGGATAATGACGCTTGGATTGCAGCCGCAAAAGAATACCGGAGTTCCAGCGCTCAGAACTTTTCCAAAATGAACGAAATTCCGGCAAAACAGGTCATTGACAGCAGATATAACTTCTCTGGCGAGATGATTTTAAGAAGCATCAATTACAACGCAGAACAAAAAAAGCGTAAGAAATAATCATGAAATTCGACTACGACATCAAATTCACCGACAACACCCCGCAACTGCATGAGGCGTTGGACTCTTGGGCAGAGCGGGTGCTGACCAACTGGGGCATGAAGGTGCAGGACTACGCCCAGCTGCTTGTGCCTACCGGCACGGCAGACAGTACGGGCATTGAGGGCTACGTGGGCGGCGCGCTCAAGCAGAGCCTGACCTACGCCGTAGACCTCGCAAAAAAGACCGTGACCATCGGGTCAAATCTCTTTTACAGCGTCTACGTTGAGCTTGGCACGGGCATCTTTGCCGAGAAAGGCAACGGACGCAAAACGCCGTGGGTCTGGCAGGACTTCAACGGAAAGTGGCACTTTACCCGTGGCATGGCCCCACGCCCGTTCCTCCGCCCGGCGGTGGAAGATCACATTGACGAGCTGCGAGAAATCGCGGTGGAAGAAGGAAACAAGGAGGTGTAATTCATGGATTTGGAGAAAATGTTCAAAACGCCAAAAGAAAAGTTCCTGCCCGATGATGTGAAAAATGCACAGTGCGAGGCAGAAGACCTTTTCCTTGAGCTTGCAACGCAGCTTGACGCACTTCCTGAAAGCCGAGAAAAAAGTCTGTGCATGACAAAATTACAGGAAGCGAAGTTTTGGGCGGTCGAATGTATCACCAAAGTTGCACGCAAAAACTAAATACTCAGCGGTTGGCGCACAGCGTCAGCCGCTTTTTTATGCCGCTTTAGCTCAGGTTGGCAGAGCACCGGATTTGTAATCCGGGGGCCGTGGGTTCAAGCCCCACAGGCGGCACCACACCGGCAGCACGTCCGGCAAATTAAACCTTATTGCCAAGCATGGCAGCCCGAGCAAGGGCGGAAAGGACTATCACATGGCACTCAAAAGAGCTGACATCCGCACGATTCTGGAGAATCCTGAAACCTCCAACGATGACAAGGCAAAAGCCATTCTGGACGCCCTGCACAAGGAGACGGACGAACTCAAAGACCAGCTGGATGCAGAAAAAACAGCCCGCACACAGGCCGAGAAGGACCGGGATGCAGCCAATGGCGACAAGCAGGCCGCCGAAAAGGCGCTGACCGACTACAAGGCCCAGCAGACCCAGAAGGACACCCGGGCCACGAAAGCAGCGGCATACAAGCAGCTGCTGAAGGACAATGGCGTGCTGGAAAAGCACTTTGACCGCGTTGTAAAAATGACCGGCGCGGACATCGATGCTTTGGAGCTGGACGAGAACGGCAAGGTCAAGGACGCAAAGAAGTTCATGGACAGCCAGAAAGACGTGTGGGGCGACTTTGTGGCTACAACCAAGACCACCGGCGCAAAGGTGGACACCCCGCCCACCAACACCGGCTCCAAAATGACCAAAGACCAAATTTTTGCAATCAAGGACGCTGGCGAACGCCAGGCCGCGATTGCAGCAAATGCCGACCTTTTCACGGGCGGCGGAAAGGAATAACACATGGCAGCAAAAGAAAACCTTATCGTAACTACCGACATTACCATCAACCCCCGAGAAATCGACTTCGTCACCCGCTTCCAGCGCAACTGGCAGCATCTGCGCGACATCATGGGCATCATGCGCCCCATTCGGATGCAGCCCGGCACTACCCTCAAGAGCAAGTACGCCGAGGGTACGCTTCAAATCGGCACTGTTGCTGAGGGCGAGGAAATCCCCTACAGCAAGTTCACCGTCAAAGAAAAGACCTATGCTGACATTACTGTCGAAAAGTTCGCCAAAGCCGTCTCTCTGGAAGCCATCAAAAAGTACGGTTACGATGTCGCCGTTCAGAAGACCGATGACGAGTTCCTGTACCAGCTGACCGCGAACGTCACCGACCGCTTCTACAAGTACCTGAACACCGGCACCCTGAAAGGCACCCCCAAGACCTTCCAGATGGCTCTGGCGATGGCCAAGGGCAGCGTTGAGGATAAGTTCAAGAACATGCACCGCACCGTTACCGGCGTCGTGGGCTTCGCCAACATTCTGGATGTGTACGAGTACCTGGGCGCGGCCAACATCACCGTCCAGAACCAGTTCGGCTTCCAGTATATCAAGGACTTCATGGGTTACAACACCATTTTCCTGCTTTCCAGCGGCGAGATCGCGCGAGGAAAGGTCATCGCAACCCCGGTGGACAACATCGTCCTGTACTATGTTGACCCCGCCGACAGCGACTTTTCCAAGGCCGGTCTGGTCTACACCACTGCGGGCGAGGCAAGCAACCTCATCGGCTTCCACACTCAGGGCAACTACCACACCGCAGTCTCTGAGAGCTTCGCCATCATGGGCATGACCCTGTTCGCTGAGTATCTGGACGGCATCTCTGTCCAGACTATCACCCCGGGCGAGTAATCGCCCCTTTTGAGGAGGAGGCGCCCAATGACCGTCCCTGAGCTGTGCGCACTGACGCACAATTTCTTTGACCGGGCAGACGACCCCATTGCGGGGGAGTTTGCCTTTGAGCCGGATACCGTTCCCGCCGGGGTAGTCCCGGGGCAGTATTTCCTTGTGTGCGGGTCCATCTTCAATGATGGCGTACACAAGGCAGGGGACGGTGATTTGGTGGCGGAGACCTTTAACGGCACGGTGCAGCCCATGCGTGTGCCGCCCGCTTTTGCCGCGCTGGCCGAAAAAATCGACGCATACGACAAGGCGCTCCCGTCCGGCGGCGTGTATGTGTCCCAGTCCTTCGGCGGCTGGTCCGGCACGATGGCTACAGGCACGGACGGGCTGCCCGCCGACGGCAAAACCCGCTATAAATCCGAGATCAATCAGTGGAGGAAGATGTGACATGGTCAACGCGTTCACTGCATCCACCGTGATGCAGGGCTTTACAAAAAAATTCCGCTTCCAGACCCGCAGCTATGAGCCGGACGGCGTCGGCGGCTTTGTGTCCGGCTGGCAGGACGGCCCGGAATTTGAGGCCGTAGAGCGCCACGATACCACCGTGGAGGCTCAGGTTGCAGAGCAGGCGGCTACAGCGTCCACCTATACGCTGTTGGTCAACACCGGTGTGCCTCTGGCTTTCCCGGACTACGTCAAGCGGGTGAGCGACGGGCAGACCTTTCAGGTAACGAGTGCAGCCGATGAGGGCAGCGCCCCGGCAGAATCCGGCATGGGGCTGCGGGCCGTGAAGTGCAAAAAGGCGGTGCTGCCGTAATGGGGCCGTCTGAGAGCATCAACCGGGCGCTGAACGCATTTTTTAACGGCTTTGGCATCCCCGGCTACCTGGAAGATAACATCCCTCCCGGCGCAGAACTGCCGTATCTGACCTATCAGCCGACAATTCCCGGCGGCTGGAATGAGTCCGGCACCTTCCACGCCCGGCTTTGGTACCCAAGTGCCAAAGGCCGGACGCCTATTTTACAGACCGAAGACAAGATAAGCGCAGCCCTTGCAGATGGTTTGACCATCGAATGCGAGGGCGGCGCTATTCTTTTGCGCAAAGGCGCACCGTGGGCGCAGCCGCTCGACAACCCTCCCGAGGGCTATTTGTGCGAATACCTCAATTTTGAACTCACACGGTTTATACCGTGAGTAAAGGAGCAATATGGCAAGAAAATTTTCCAAAATTTCGCAGAAAGCGTTTGAATCCATGCAGTTCAACGCAGGCATCGTGGTCAACAAGTTTGATGTAACCGGCGAGACCGAAGTTCAGGACGCAGACATTATCACTGCCACGACCGGCGGCATCACCGCGACCTGTAAGGCGAACTTCACCGATCTGGGCGCGGACGTGGACAACGCCCAGAAGAACACCGCAGAGCTGATGCAGATCGAGGACTACGACTGCACGCTGGCCTTTACGGCCCTGAATGCCACAACGGACGTTATCAAGTTGGCGCTGGGCGCTGCGGATGTGAGTGACAAGAAGGTTACGCCCCGCATGACTCTCGATCCTACCGCCAGCACCGGCGACTTTAAGGACATCTGGTGGGTTGGAGACACGCTGGATGGCGGTATGGTTGCAGTCCGGCTGATGAATGCACTGTCCACCGGCGGTTTGACCCTGAAGACGACCGACAAGGGAAAGGGCAACATTGCAGTCACCCTGACCGGCTGCCCCCGTCTGGGCAGTGACGTGGTGCCTATGGAGTGGTACTACAGCCCGAAGGCTGCGGCGTAAGGAGGCTATAACATGAAAACCCTGAACCAGATGGACGAGACCGAATTCCTGCGCCGCTGCTGGCTCATCGCTGACGCGGTGTCTGACCTGCTGACCAAGACCAAAGTCATGGAGCTGCGCAAGGTCATGCCGGTTTTCAACGGCAGCGAGACCGAAGAGGAAAAGAAACAGAAGAGGGAAGAGCAGAGCCGAAAAAACCTCAAGGCAATGGCAAAAAGCCTGCTCTTTGAGAACGCTGAGGCTACCGCCAAGCTGCTTCCGCTGCTCTATGAGCCGGACGTGGACAAGGACGGCAAGCCAGAGACCATGACGCCCTTTAAGACCCTGCGCGTTATCACTGCCACCATCGAGGACAAGGACGTGCTGGATTTTTTGTTGTCGTTGGCGAAGCTGGGCCAGACGAGTATCGACGCCTGACTTCGTCCATTCGGCTTGATATGTTGCGGCTCATCGGCAAGCCCTACATCGTCCAGCACATCCTGAACACCCGGCGGCAAGAGGCTATTGCTTTGAGCTACCAGGCATATATGACGGACACGCTGGCAAGCTTTGCAGGCGTAGAAGAGCGCTGGGCTGACCGGGTGGCGGGAATCATCGCCCACCGCCCTTCAGAGCCACAGCAAAGCGCCGAAGAAGTGATACAAAGAATCAAAAACGGCTTGAATGGAGGTGAAGAAACCTGAAGCTCTTTGAATTGATGGCTACAGTCGGCCTTGATACGTCGGCGTATCAGCAGAGCATTGAGCAGACCAAAGCCTCCACAAAGACAATGGTGGCGTCTCTCACCAAAGAGTACACAGACCTGCAAAAGCGGGTCAATGAGACCGCTCAAAAGTACAATGAGCAGGCCAAAGCCACCGGTGAGACGTCGAAAGAGACCAGAGCCCTTTTGACTCAGCTGCAAGCCGAGCGTACGCATTTGGCCGAGGTACAGCAGGCGCTGAACAATGCCGGCACCTACATGAAAAACTTTGGCGACTCGACCCGAAATACCGAAAGCAGCCTTGCAGGCTCTATTGCAAAAGGGCAGATTCTGGGCAATGTTTTGACCACTTTGGCAAGCAAAGCGCTTGATGCTGCTGTGGGATTTGTCCAGACAGGCATCGAGTACAACGCTCAAATCGAGAAATACACCACCGGCTTTACCAATATGCTGGGCAGCGCAGAGGCCGCGAACGAGGCCATGAAAGCCATTCAGGAGGACGCCGCCCGCACCCCCTTTGATGTGGCGAGCCTGACACAGGCCAACCAGCTGCTTATCAGCGCCGGTGAAAACGCGGGCTACTCCCGCAAGGTCATTATGGCGCTGGGCGATGCTGTTTCGGCTGCAGGCGGTGGAAACGCAGAGCTGTCCCGCATGGCGGCAAACTTGCAGCAGATTGCCAACGTGGGCAAAGCGTCCGCTATCGACATCAAGCAGTTTGCCTATGCTGGCATCAATATCTATCAGGTTTTGGCCGACTACACCGGCAAATCGGTGCAGGATGTCCAGAGCATGACCGTCAGCTACGACCTGCTTTCTGAGGCCCTTATTGCGGCCAGCGAAGAGGGCGGGCGATATTACAACGCCATGGACACCCAAAGCCAGACCATGAATGGCCGGGTATCCACGTTGAAAGATAACGTGAGCCAGTTGGCTGGCCTTATGACCGGCGATTTGTCCAACGGCATCGGAATGGTCATCTCAAATCTTAATGATATGACGGTGGCCGCGCAGGAAGCCTACAAAACCGACGGATGGACGGGCCTTATCGGAGAGATAACCGGACTTTCCGGTGTGATCGACAAGGCAAAGTCCTCGCTTGTGGGCCTGAAAGCTGTTGCCGATTCCTTTAGAAAAGGCGAAATTTCGCTTTTTAGTGGCGACTGGGATGCTGTGTACTGGAATGCATTTAACGCTGACCAGACAACAAAACAGGGGGAAAAGGACTGGGATGAATCTCACGCTGGGATGGTGTGGGACGAGAATGACGGCTGGGTGCCTGCAAAGCCTTCTGGTAAAAGCAAAAGCTCTATTACCACTTCGCCCACCCCGACCAAAACCAAGACCGAGACTCCAACCCAAAAGCACGTCGCCGCCGATACCAAAAAGCTGGCCGATACCATCAAGGAGACCTCTCAGGAGATACTTGCTGGTACTGGCAACATCGTTGGCAGCATCCAGCGTGTAACAGAGACTGCCGACAACACCTACAACGTCTATGACGGCACCACCAAGCAGCTCAAAGGCACCACCAAAGAGACGGTGCAGACCATCACCGACTCGTGGACTGAGGTAGTGGACGGCGTCGAAAAGACTGTTAAAAAGGTCACAAAAAACGTGACCGATGCCGATGGCAAAATCACCACCACGGTCAACCAGACCTGCGACAATGTGGTTTTGTCTGTCTCTGAGATGCAGTCTCGTATTGACAAAAATCTCAGCGAGGCCAAGACCAAATGGCAAAACGGCATCATGGGGACGCTCCAAAGTGTGCTCACCGACCTCAAAAACGGCAACTGGACGAGCCTTGCCACCGACTTTGCAAAGCTGATTTGGGGCGAGGTCACGCAAGAGCAGCGTAACATCATCTCCAAATGGTTTTCGGACGCCCTCACTGCTATCAACGACAGCTATTCCGGCGGCGGTATGAGCGGCCTGAAAGATACGCTCCACAAGCTTCTCACCGATGGCATTACCTCGGACGCCAACGACGCAAAAGTGGCCGTGCAGGGCCTCTCTCAGGTCATAAACGGGCTGGGCGAGTCCGGCGGCATGGGTGCCAAGCTGGCGGGCATCGCCGGAAACTTTTCGGGCATGGCGGGCGTCATTACAAAAGCTCTCAGCGGCATTGTGGGCTTTATCATCGCAAACCCCGTGGTGGCTGCTATCCTCGGCCTGACAGCCCTTGCGGGCGGCGCGGCGTTTGCCAAGTGGCGCAGCAGCCGCGATAACGACGTCACCAACAACTACAAGAGCCCCTACGGCACAACGCCGGTGTATGACTCTCTGGCAGAGTTCTCGGCCCGCGCCGACCAGCTCAACCGCTACAGCAGCGTCACCGCGTCTCCGTTTGCTGGCAGTCAGCAGGACACCACCGGCAAGCAGCAGCTCAGTGTGCTCCAGCGCATCTCCAACTCGCTGGATGAGCACCTCCCGGCGATCGGCACCGGTACGCTGGTCATCGACGCTAACGGTGTACAGGCTCTTGCAGGTGCAATGCAGCCGACGCTCACCAATGGCATTGATGGAGATTTGGGCATCCGCGCGGCCCGGAAAGCAAGAGGTGGTTAAATGGCAGCTTTACAGGGCGTCCAGCTGGGCGATTACCACACCCTCAAAGACTGGGGGCTTTACATCGTGGTGGGCGGTACGACCGTCGGCCCGGCAGAACCGGACCAGAGCCTACTCATAAAGGTGCCGTTTAGCGACCGCATTTTGGACCTCTCCAAATCTCTGGACGGCAAAGTCCATTACACCCAGCGCAAGATAACTATCACCCTCAAGTGCGTCAAGCCAAAAAAGCTTTGGCCCAGCATCCAGAGCGCCCTCGAAAACGCTTTGCAGGGACAGTGGCTGCGCTGCATCTTTGATGATGACCCGTCGTGGTACTGGGAGGGCTACTGGACAGTGACCCCCCAGAGCCGCGACCGGTGGGAGAATGTCTTTACCATCTCTGGCATCTGCAACCCATACAAAGTCAGCCTCACCGCTGCGGCGGGCGCTGACTGGAAGTGGGACACCTTTAACTTTGAGACAGACACTATTTATGATACGGCAACGGAGGTAAAAAGTCTGTGAGTTACAAAGTCTATGCAGGCACCCAGACCGCCGTAGGCGTATGGGACACCAGAGCCTGCATCTATGACCCGACTGGCGAAGACCTGCGCACTACGGCTACGCTGCTCATCTCCCCGACTCTCACCCGTGAGGCCGGTAAGGCTGGCAGTTTTGAGTTTACGCTCCCGCTGGGCAATGTTGCCCACTCGGCGCTGCAAAAGCTCAAGACCATTGTGGAGGTAGAGCAGGACGGCACGCCCATCTGGCGCGGGCGGGTCATGAGCCACGACATGGATTTTTACCTGAGACAAAAAGTGTACTGTGAGGGTGAGCTTGCGTATCTCAATGATACCGCGCTCACCCCTTATCAGTACCCAAATATCAGCATCCGGGAATTTTTGGAAAATGTCATCCGCAATCACAACAGCCAGACCGACAAATACAAAGCTTTTACGGTGGGCGATGTCACTGTTTTTGCAGATGGCCCGCAGGAGCCTTTCCAGACGGTCTACATGAGCGGTTGCAAAGTGGATTCCGAGAAAGACGACGACGGCAGTAATGATTATTTCCTCGTGGATGCTGATAAAAGGCGAATATGCGATATATTAAGCTTCACCGTTTCAGCCGGGGAGTATATTAACAGAGGTAATGCGATACGCGTTGTCTCTGAGTATGAAGGCCAAGGCGGCAAGTCATTTACGGTGGAGCGAAACATAGCCTACAAAAACGGCAGCTTTTACGCTGTGACCGTGACGGCTCATGGCTCTAAGTACATTTACGAGCTCGGCACCACCCCGCTGACAAATTGGCGGCTGGGCGATGACGGAGCGATTCAGAGAGGCAATTCCAGCACAGGAAGCTGGTCGACCTGCACGGGCTACTATCTGCACGACTTTGACACCTCCACCAATGAGGCCCTAAGCTTCGGCGACGGCAAAAACTTTGGCAAGACGTGGGACATCCTGCAATCTGAGCTGACGGACGTGTACGGCGGCTACTTTGCCGTCCGCTACTCTGATGACGGAAAGACCCGGTATCTGGACTATCTCGACGGCGAAGGAATTACGGACGAAAACCCTCAAACGATCGAGTTTGGCGTAAATATGCTGGACCTCAATAACTATGTCAAGGCCGATGACATCGTCACCCGGGTCATCGCGGTAGGCTACCGGAAAAAAGGCTGGTGGATTTTTAAGAGCACCAAAACCATCCAGGAGCAGGCCGACGACAGAGCGGCACAGAGCGTCTATGGTATTATCACCCGGGTCATCGTCATCGACGGTAAGTCGATTACAAGGCAAAAGCTGCTGGACGCTGCGAACGAAGAGCTCCGGAAAAATCTAAGATACTATGATGGCATTGAGGTCAGCGCTATTGATTTGCATGATGCAGGTATCAACACTGAGCGCCTGAGCTGGATGAAGAAGACCCGCATTATCTCAAAGCCTCACGGCATTGATACACCGTTGGTGTTGACCAAAATTGTCGAGCCGCTGGACGCGCCCGACAAGAAAAAGTTTACGTTTGGGACGAGTTTTTACTCTATCTCAGACCTGCAGGCCCTCAGCAGCCACAAAGCGTCTATGGCGTACAGTATCGCTTTAAGCTCTATGGGATACCTCAACGGCAATCCGATACCCACTACAAGCAAAACGTCAGCACAGTAAAGGAGTAAATTATGGCAAGTTTTGATGAGATCGTGAGCAAAATGACGGCAGCCATCAAGGGCGTCCGTGAGGCTGTGCTGGGCAAGGATGTGCGCGAGTTTATCGCCAGCGGCTATGAGAGCGTGCTGGATGCTTATAAGCAGCTCAATACCGCCGTTGATTCTGCCGCCAGCAGCGCCGAAAAGGCCAAGACGGCCATTACTGAGGCTATCGACCCCACCCTCTCCGTACCGGGTAAGGCGGCGGATGCGGCAAAGGTGGGGGGGATAAAGGAAGAATTAGACAACACAAATGGTGTTTTGAACATTGATGTAGGAATTGGAACAAACCAAAGCGTTCCTGACTTCAGGCTTGTAAAGATTATTGAAAAAGATGTCAAAGCAAATAATGATTATACATTCACTGTGACTTTAAGTTCTGCGCCAACAAGCTCGACTTATATTTATATAAAAGAAAAGGGAATTATTCTTAAAAGCTTTCAAGTACAAGGATTGACAACTGTAACATACGGAAGAAAATTCAATACAGATTCTAAGGCATCTGTTGAAATAAGTTCTAAGAACTATACGGGTACTGCTACGGCAAAAATTCAAAGTACAGCAACAAATGAGATTGAAGCTATTAAAACTGCTGTGTTTCAGCAAACATCTTTGACTGCTAGGCCTATTAACGAATTGTATGAATTAGTACAAGGCTCCCCAGATAAATTGGATATATTGCCTGTAAAGCACGTGGTTACAACAAAAAATGTCATATATTTTCCCGATGACGTTATTTTTAGCGTATTTAAGGGATTTAGAGTTGGAGCGTATAGTTATGACTCAGTTAACCCAACAACATTTGAATGGTCTACATGGAAATATGATACATTGATAGTCAAACGTGGGTTTGCGCGCATTGTGGTTAGAAGAGCTGATGAATCGACTAGCGAAGCTGATGTTAACGAATTTGGCTCAAAAGTGCTAGTTGAGTACAAAAAAATTAGAGATATAAGCCCGGATAAAAACACGCAATTTTATTCCCTATTTAATGGGAAAAAATATTTCTCTCATATTGATGTTGACTATTATGATGGACTTATAATTCCGTCTCAATCTATTTTTGACGTCAGAAGAGCAAAAAGGCTCGGTTTTAATGCGATAGAATTAAATGCAAGAAAAACATCGGATGGTGTATTTTACGCATTTCATGGGCATCAAAATTGTTTTGGAAACGCATTTCATTCCATAGACAATTCAGACATTTCAAACATCAATGTTTCTACTGTAACATCCGAATACATCCAAAATAATATTCGATACAATTCAAAATACGAAAAATACAGAACGGCACCTGCAACGTTAGAAGATGCATTGATTGAATGCAAAATTAATAATATTGTTCCCGTTGTGGAAATATCTGACGGTAATGTAAATATTGTAAAATCCATCATGGGGGAAAACAATTATGTCTTTGGAATCTATGACAAAGATAGAACAAGTGAGCTAAAAAATTGTGTGGTATCTGGATGGTTAACCGGAACAGCAGACGAAATGATTGAAAAAGCCAATGCTTCAAGTCAACCATATATTTGTGGAATCAATGTTGCAGATAGTATGTATAAAAATTACGGAGATGAAGACTGGAAAAAAATTATAAAGAAAATTCATGAAGCTGGTTATTTCGTAAGTTGCGCTTATCAAACTCCGGCTGTTGGCGAAAAACTTTTAAAAGCTGGCATTGACATAATGGCATCGAAAGGAGAGATTAACGACTTTCCTTATGGAAATCTCTTTGATTCTGAATCTGAAATGAACTTTTCTAAGTTCATATTTGATGGAAATGTACTCAATGGTGTATTGAACTTGACAGCAGGGCAAACCGTAAAGCCTACCGGAATTGATGATACTGTATTTTTAGGAGGCTCTTCGCTTCACATCATTTTTAGCGGGAAAATTCACATTCAGATGGGAATTGTTGACAATTATTTTGAATCTGATGGCAGCAATGAAATTTGGCTGAGTTCTTTTTATCAGGAAAATGTTCCAACATTTAAAATTACCGCAATAACCGAAACTAATATTTTTGAATTATCTTATAAAGCAAGTAAGATGTAATTAACCAAAGAGGGCTTTATCTAACCTTAAAAACAAAAAGGAGTCTCAAAATGCTGCACACCATCCTCAACTTCCTCGCTTCCCTCTTCTCCGCCCTCTCTCGGGCGGCAGATGCCTCTACCTCTGACCCGGTGTCCACCGTGGACACCCAGAGTGCTGCTCCTCCCGGCTGGGAGGACGCACCACCCTACCGCTACATCGACGTGAGCCGGTATCAGGGCAAAATCACCCTCGCCGGCTGGCGCAAGGTCAAAGCGGCTGGCTACAAGGGCGTCATGATCAAGACGGTATCCACCAACAGCAAGCTGAGCAAACGCAAGGACGGGTTGTACATCGACCCCACCTTTGAGACCAACTACCGCAACGCCCGGGCTGCCGGGCTGGACGTGGGTGTCTACTACTACACCTACGCCACCAGCGAGGCGATGGCCGATGCAGAGCTTGCCCTTGTGCGGCAGGCGGTCTACGGCAAGGAGTTTTCTCTCCCCGTTTGCGTGGACGTGGAGGAGAACAAGCTCAAGCAGCTGTCCACGCTTGACCTGTCCAACCTTGCCGCTTACGCGCTGGAACAGGTGGAGCGGATGGGTTTTTACGCCCAACTGTACACCTACACCGGTTACAAGTATGAGCTGGACATGGCGAGGCTGTCCTCTCGATGGGACGTCTGGCTGGCCGACTATACGGGCAAACCGCCTGCTGTCACCTTTAAGTACAACTCCCACCAGCACACCAGCAAGGGCCGCGTGCCGGGCATCTCCGGCGACGTAGACCTCAACGTCACTACCCTCAACTACCCGAAAATCATCGAAAAGAAGGGCCTGACCCGTCTCCGGGAGGGCGCATGAGCGACGCAATCATCGTAGCACTCATAACTGGCGGCCTGAGCCTGATCGGCGTGCTTATCTCTAACAGCAGGGCCGCTCAAAACATGGACGCCAAACTAGAAAAACAGCAGGCCATTACCGACACTAAGCTGGACGAGCTGACCCGGGAAGTCCGGACACACAACGATTTTGCCCAGCGCATCCCGGTGCTTGAAGAACAAATGAAGGTGGCAAACCACCGCATTGCAGACCTTGAAAAAGAGAGAGGAGAGTAATACATGGCAACGATCAATAACATTTTGGGCGTCATTCCCGCCCCGGTGGCCCTCGTGCTCATGCTGGGCGGCTTTATCTTTTACGCCCTGGGCTGCGTCCGGCTGGGCTATGGCGCAGCGGTAAAGCCGCTGGTGCTGGACCTCATCGAGCGAGCAGAGCAGGAGATTCAGGGGACAAAGCGCGGCGCAGAGCGCAAGGCGTGGGTCGTCAAGATGCTTCGCGCCGCCCTGAGTACCAGCAAATACGGCAGGCTCATCAGCTGGGCCATCACCGACGAGACCATCGGCACCGTGATTCAATTTTTCTTTGACCGCGCCCGGGCGGCGCTGGAAAAGCAGTAAGGAGGACATTATGGAAAACACTGCATACGAACCGCTTAACCCGTGGAGATGCTCAAAAAGTATTATCCAGACAAATTCTGACCGCGCTGGAACAGACGTTTGTACAGGTTACCATATTTCTGTGTTTGGCAATATGGTGCGCAACGCTGGACAGTTGCCGCAGCCTTTCTGGCTCGGTGCTGCCTGTGGCGGCGGCTCGCGTAGTGCTGCCCGCTGCGCTGCAAGGACTTGACCGACAGCAGATGACCGCCGCTATCAAAAACGCACCGCTTGGGAGGGTAGACCGTAAGATAGCCTTACTGCGGTACGTTGAGCGGCTATGTTGTGCGGACATTGCAGCGCAGACACATTACAGCCGGACGGCGATAGGCTACCGTCTGAAAGGCATTGATAAAATGCTGAATGTGTGATACGATAATCTCAATTGGGTGCGATTTCTCACGAAACGCATTGAAGCGGCAGGCTTTCGGGTCTGCCGCTTTTCTTTTTTCACGAATTGTGGTATAATATTTACAGACAATTCGCCTATTGAATTGCTGGTGTGGTCTGGCCTAAAGATTTCTGTCAGCACAAGCGCACGGCTTACGAAATTTAGTCTCCCGCCCGCCTACTAACAGTGCGTACCATGCAGGAGACGATTTTATATGGTGATGCTTATGTGCAATACAAAAGAAGAACAGCTTGCAAGAATTGCAAAATATTATACCACTTTTCACCTGTTTGGCGATTGGTATCTTATTCGGTATTGGCCTAGACACTGCCACAGCTGGAAGCGATTTATTCCGCTGTATACTCCTACGCACATAAGCTGATAAGCAAAAACTCCCCTGCTTTGTCGAAGCCCTGCGTTACATGCGGGATACCTTGTAGGCAAAGTGGGGGATTTTTGCTTTATATACACTAGTTTTGTCGAAGCCATTGCCATATATTGGATATTGTGATATTTTAGTATCGCACTCCAATGTGTGCCTCTTTACAGTTAAGCGCTTATGCGGATTTTTCCGTGTGGGCGCTTTTCTTTTACCCTTGCAAATCAGCAACCGTCACGTCACAGCCGCTTGCGATTTTCTCAAGAGTTTTCGCCCGAATGGGCTTTCCGGCTTCTGCGTGTTGGATGGTTGCAGTGGACAGCCCGGTCTTTTCTGACAGCGCCCGGATGGTCAGACCAGCACCCTCTCGGGCGACTTTGATTTTGACGGCAGACACGCCGAGTGTCTTATAATCGGGTGACATATATCCGATTTGGAACATTCCCTGCTGCTGCAACGGCAATGCTTTGAGCGCAAAGCTGTTATCCACGTCCTCAAGGTCTACATCCTTCAGGACGTAAGCGCAGGCATTGTCAAGCTCTGGGGTCATCTTATGGAGCTTGTGCGCCAGCATGATCTTCATCATCACGCTGCGCACCGGGAACCGTGTCGCATTGTCGAGGTCTGCCTGATTCACATGGTCAGGCGTGCAGGCTTCATCGAGCAGGCGGTAGAGCTTGCCGAGATTGCGGATGGCATTGTTTTCCATTTTGTCCTCCTAACAGTCACTTGTTCAGCATATCCATCACGGCGTTGTAATGCTTTTCGTATTCTTCGCCAACGGCAAGCTCTTTTTTGACTTTTGCTTTCTGATAGGCCCGCTCTTCGCCGTAAATCTCGTTTTCGATTGCGTCGGGAATCTCGATGAACGCCTTCTGCTTCTTGCCGTGAGCCACAACGAACACAACAAAGGCGTGGTGTACGTTTTCGGGCCAACGACCGATCTGCTGCTTGTAGGCGCCCGCCTTCATTTCCTGCCCGTTCACCAGCAGGGAATTGATGGTGTACTGCCACTTATGGCAAGGGAGTGTAACCTCGTTGCCGTCATTCCAGAGGGTTTCTTCGGTGATGACCTTTTTGTCAATGTCGAGTTCGATTTTTGCGCCGCGGGCGGTATTCCAAGAGTATTTCATTTTTTTGTTCCTCCATCTGTGTTTCTTTTTGACACCATCATTATACCACAAAACTAACACAAGTGATACAGGCATAGTCACCAGACTTTGCCTTATTTTTTTGTCTATTTTGTATCAGCTGTATTAGTTTTGAACGAGCCGAAATCAAACTTTAATCAAGCGTTTTTGCCTTTCGTTGTGCGTTCGTTGCCTCTTGACTCTCCTTAAAAAGGTAAACTGAGCGCAAAAGGAGGGAAGCGCCATGTGGCACAAGTTTAACCCCAACCCCCACGGGAGCAGCGTCGGAGATTGCGCTGTGCGGGCGGTAGCAGCGGCCACCGGCCAGAGCTGGGAGCAAGCGTATATCAGCCTTGCGCTCACTGGTTACGCCCTCGGCGATATGCCCAGCGCCAACCGCACATGGGGCGCATACCTCCAAAAGCAGGGTTACAAGCGCCGCATGGTGGAAGCAGACTGCACCACCTGTTACACCGTGGCAGATTTTGCCCGGGAGTACCCGCACGGCGTGTATGTACTGGGCTGCTCCGGCCACGTTCTGGCCGTCATCGATGGCGAGTGGTGGGACAGTTGGGACAGCGGCGCGGAATGCCCGATCTATTACTGGTACAAGGAGGAGTAAACGATGCCGATTTATAACGGATACCCGCAAATGTACTACCCGCAACAGCCGCAAGGGCAATTAGAACAGCTCAGGGCGGCGCAGTACCAGCCCCAGCCCGTCATGATGCCGACAATGCAGGGGCAGGCCGCACCGACTGACAGCGGCTTTATCTGGGTGCAGGGCGAAGCAGCAGCCCGTGGCTATCTGGTCGCCAACGGGAGCCGGGTGCTTTTACTGGATGCCGATTCCGATACCTTTTACATCAAAGAAGTTGGGCAGGACGGCAGACCATTCCCTCTGCGCATATACGATTACAAGGAACGCACCACAGCCCCCAAAGCGTCGATTGCAGCCACGCAAGCCGCAAGCGGGGAGTTTGTCACCCGCAAGGAGTTTGACGCGCTGGCGGCAAAGCTGGCGGCGTTAGAGAAGCAGGAAACACCAGAACCGGAAAAGGAGAGCTAAACAATGAGCAGCAGCTTGTATAACTCGATGGGCCGACAGACCCAGAACCCCATTGGCGGGCAGTTCCAGCAGTTTATGGGCCAGATGCAGGGAAAGAACCCGCAGGAGATGATAAACCAGATGCTCACCTCCGGCCAGCTCTCACAGCAGCAACTCAACGCCATTCAGCAGCGGGCGCAGCAGATCGCGCCGATGCTCAACGGAATGAAAAACATGTTTGGGTTCTAAAATGCGGCCGCATTTAGAATAAATTCAAAAATCTAACGTAAAGGAGTAAAACTATGTCTCTTTCTTCTGATAGCACGGTTCTGACCATGCCGGTACAGCCCGCCAACGGTTACAGCAACGGCTTTAACGGCTGGGGCGGCGACTGGATGGGCTGGATCGTCCTCTTTCTGATTTTCGGCATGTTCGGCTGGGGCGGCATGGGCGGCTTTGGCTGGGGCGGCGGCATGGGCGGAGCTTCGCCTTATATGACCAGCGCTGTCACCCAGGCAGATCTGCAGCGCGGCTTTGACACACAGGCTGTCGTTGGTAAGCTGGACGGCATCAACAACGGCCTCTGCGACGGCTTCTATGCCATGAACACCGGGATGCTTCAGGGCTTCAACGGCGTGCAGCAGGGCCTGAACGGCGTCACCAACGCCATGCAGCAGGGCTTCAACGGCACCAACGTCGCGCTGATGCAGGGGCAGAATGCTCTGGCTACACAGCTGGCAGACTGCTGCTGCAAGACCCAGACCGCGATTCAGGGAGTCAACTACAATCTGGCCACTCAGGAGTGCGACACCCGGAACCAGATGCAGCAGGGCTTCTGCGCAACGCAGAACACCATGAACAACAACACCCGGGACATCATCGAGAATCAGAACAGCAACACCCGCGCGGTGCTCGACTTCCTGACCAATGATAAGATCGCCACCCTGCAGAGCGAAAACAACGAGCTGCGCCGGGCTGCTTCTCAGGATCGCCAGAGCGCGTTCCTGACCACCGCGATGAACGCGCAGACCAACCAGATCATCGGGACTCTGCAGCAGAAAGCTCCCGTGCCTGCCTATCAGGTGCCTAACCCCAACGCCATTTACTATGGCTGTGGGACCGGCTGCGGCAGCTGCGCATAACCGAATCACGACAGCTTTTTGAGTGGTTGTTTCCAAAATGGAAATGCCCACATCAAAATGTTCAGCCCCTGAGCTGATTTTGCAAACCAGAGCGCGCCGGGGCAAAAGTCCCGGCGTTTTTCTATGAAAGGAGCCGATAAAATGGCCGAATTTAGCAATTCTAACACCGTCAGTGTGGCGGCGGGTGAAAACCTTCCCCTGACCGAGACCGCAGTGAAAGCGCCTGCGTGCATTGTGCACCGTGAGGGCAGCGGCCTCGTGACCCTGCGCGGTCTGACCAATCAATGCAAAGCGCGCTTCAAGGTAAGCTTTGGCGGCAATATCGCCATTCCCACCGGTGGCACTGTGGGACCCATTTCCGTGGCGCTGGCTGTCGGCGGTGAGTCGCTGACCAGCGCGACCGCGATTGTCACCCCGGCGGCAGTCGAAAATTACTTCAACGTTTTCGTGGCCGCTTTCATCGAGGTGCCGCGCGGCTGCTGCGTCACCGTGGCGCTCAAAAACACCAGTACCCAGGCTGTCAGCATCGCCAACAGCAATCTGATCGTTGAGCGGGTAGCATAAGAAAGGAGATAAGTCATGCTGGATAAACTGAATCACCTGAAGGATGAGATGTGCGACGAGCTCATGGAGCTGACCGACAAAAAAAACCGATCCCCGGGCGATGTTGAGATGATCGGCGAGATCGTGGACATCATTTTAGACATTCACCGCATTGAGGATTACTGCGAGGGCGGCGAGTACAGCCGTGCGGGCGAGTGGGAAGCCGACATGCGTGGATCCTTCAGCCGCGACGCCGGAAACGGTTACAACCGGGGCAACAGCTATGCCAACCGAGGCCGTCACTATGTTCGTGGGCATTACTCCCGCACGGATGGCCGTGAGCGCATGATCTCTGACATCGAAGACATGATGCAGGAAGCCACCGGTGCAGAGCGTGACGCCTACAAGCGGGCCGCTGACATCTTGCGCAACGCATAAGAAAGGGGGCGGCAGGCATGGACATCGACGAGATCAACACCCATATCCACAAGCTGAAATGCGGATCCACTGACTGGCAGAGCGTGGAAAAGCTTGCCGCCCTCTGCACTGTGAGAAATGAGCTAGAAGAAAAGCAGGCACCGGCAGAAATGCAGACTCAAGCGCTGCCTCCCACGTCGTACCCGGCGGCATACTCCACAAAAGCAAATCCGCAAAGCGAGTTCGTGGAAGCGGCCAGCGCCGCGCCCTTTGGAGGCTTGATGGAGGTGCTTGACGAGCACATGAGCGCCATAAAGCTTGCATACCCGAAAGAGTATGAGTTGGTCATGCGGAAGATAACCGCATTGTAAAACGACACAAAATGTGTTATTTTTACATGCAGCCAAAACTTGAAAAGCTGAATTTTTAAGTTTAATAAGCTAACGTAAGACTAACAAACTTTGAATTTTTATCGATAAATAGTAAAATAAAACTGATTTGTAATCAGTGGGTTGCAGGTTCAACTCCTGTCACCAGCTCCAAAAA